CACAAGCCGTTGTGGAACACGACCCAATACTTGACAATAAGGAGAATAAAAATATGGATAAGAAATATATGGACGAATTGAGCGAGCTTAAAGCCCGCCTAGAGGCTCTCGAAGCCGCTATGAAACCCGCAGACGAAGCCGCAGACCAAGCAGAGGATAAAGCCGAAGGTGCGCCAGTTGCCGATGTTCCTTCCCCCGAAGATAAGGTGAAGAAGGATGACACGCAGATGGCCGAGAAGCTAAAAGCAGTTCTCACCGAGTTTGGCATTAAGCCCATCTCCGCTTCACCAGTGGTTGAAGCCCCTGCGAAGGTTGAACCCAAAACTTTTGAAGAACTCGTGGCCGCCCACAGCGACTACGCCAATTCAAAGCTCAAGGCTATGCAAGCCGTGATGCTATCTAACCCCACTGAATATGCCGAGGCTCGTAGCCGTGGCATTACGAAAATCTAACCAAAGGATAAAAGAAAATGTCCACTCAAATTGATAATAATTTTCGCACATTCGGTTCGGCTTCTGCCATCTCGGCGTTCCGATTCGTCCAGCCCGATACCACCACGGCTGGTTTTGTAAATGTAGCGGTAACTGGTGCAACCAAAGCTATCGGCGTGACCCAAGAGGATGTTGCGGCTGGCGGTTTTGTGGCAGTTAAGCTGTTTCACCCGACCTACCTCGCAACCGTGTCTGGCACGGCGGCAGTTGGTAACACGGTATTTTTTGATGCTACTGGTCTTGTGACCACGGCGGCTTCAAACCTCGTGACGGCTGGTGTTGCTCTCGAAGCGGCCACAGCGACGAACGCGGTTATCGAAGTTGCAGTGCCGATGTTCTAAACAACGAAACAATAACAAAAGAAAGACTAATATAAAATGAGCTTTATCTCTGGTGGCACGACGATTCGTGCAGACATTAACCAAGCCCTCATCGAAGCCCCAGCCCAGATTGGGTTGATCGGTGCGGAAATTATGCCTCTCTTGCCAGTACCGGCAAAGAGTGGTGTTTATCTCAAAGTGCAGACAGCCGATGCTGACCTCTTGAACGCTGATGCGGCCAAGCGGAACGCTGGTTCTGAATATGCTCGTGCAATTCGGAAATTCACTTCCGATACCTACGATTGTATCGAAACCGGCTTGGAAGAGCTAATTGATGACAGTTTTAGGTCGGATGCCAACAGGTTTTTTTCGCTGGAAAGCGAAACTGCCAAGTTCTTGCTCCGTCAGGTTAAACTCTCGCACGAAAAGCGGGTGGCTGACTTGCTCTGGGCGACAACGACCCCCTTCACTACGGCTGACGTTAGCCCTACGGCCAACTACACCGAAGCTAACCTTGCGACCATCAACGCCCCTGCGGACGTTGCGGCTGGCAAGCTTGCCTTGAATAAGCTCGGTTACGAAGCCAATGCGGTGATTATGTCTGCCAACGTGTACGAGCGTGTTCGTCGGACAACCCTCTTGCAGAATCAATTCTACGGAGTTGTTTCCAACACTGGTGGCCGTCTCCTCGACGAAGGACAGATTGCACAAGCGTTCGGCGTAGATAAAATCTATGTTGGCCGTGCGGCTTATAACACTGCAAACAAGAACAAGAGCTACTCTGGCTCGTTCATCGTTCCAGACAGCAAGATTGTTGTTGCCAATGTCTCTAGCGGTCAGTTCACCGCTGGTGGATTGGGACGCACCTTGGTCTGGTCTGATGACGCTCCCGGTGGTTTTGTCTCCGAGAGCTATCGTGACGAGGCTCGTCGCTCCAATGTTCTCCGTGTTCGTATGAACACAGCGGAGAAAGTTATTGATGCAAACGCCGCAGTCCGTATCACCACGACTTACAGCTAAAGACTTGGTTGGTTGATTCCTCCGAAATGGGGGGAGGGCGAAAGCTCTCCCCCCTTTTCTTTGACACAAGGACAATAAAACTATGTCAGACCTTTCTAATTCTGAGCCTTATTACGATCAAATTAGTCACGCCGCCAGACCCGGAACGCAATATGTCACCACTACGGCAAGTTCCGTTACTGGCGTATTTGCTGGGCTGGTCGCAATCACAGAAACCAAGTTTTATTCAATCACTTCTACCGTGACTGGAATGAACGCAATCGCAAGCGTTACAGCGGCCAACTCTGTTACGATTCCCGCTGGTGCATATATCGCTGGCGATGTTTCCAATTTTAGAATTCATTCTGGCGTAGTTCTCGCAATCGGAGACTAATATGGCTCGTTACGGCTACGGAAATTCCGTAAGCGGTAGCAGAACGGCAGTTGTGGCTAGTTCTGGTGGGGTCGCACCTAGCGGACTTGTTGTAGCCACAACAAACGCAGTTAATATATCTTCTAGTTTCCCAACATTTATTGTAAGCGGAACATATACAAAAGTAACAACACCTCTTACTAGAGTTGCTGGTTCGCTTATAAGTAACCAACTCCTTCTTGCCACTGGATTAGTCTATCTAAAAGATGCTGGATTTTCAGATGCAGATTATCCCGGTTTGGCATATGGATATATTCTTATTCCACCAAATGTAACATTTCAAACAACTTTAGACAATACGCTTGATGCAGTTGCATTTTGGAGTGCTGGAAGAGTTTATGAGTATAATGATGAGGGTACAACTGGATGGGAATATCGAACCGTGCGACTTGAAAATGCATCAACAGACGCAACAATCATTCCGACATCTGGCTGGAATTACTCCATCACCATCACCGCCGCTTAATGAATAATTAAAATCAATAAATTGACATCCTTTAGCAATTAGAAATCCTAGTCTAAATGAAAATCCCTATTTCCCTTTACCTTATCGCCGGAAATGAAGAAGCCCACATTAAGCGAGTTATTGAATCATTTAAGCCTATCGCAGAAGAAGTTGTTGTATGTATGGCTAGGGGGTCAGCTAAGCCAGACAAAACAGAGGAGATTGCCCTTTCGCTTGGTGCTAAAGTCATTCACTACAAAAATAAGAAAACTGATTGGCCTCACATAGATGATTTTGCTTCCGCTAGAAATACAGCCCTCGATGCTTGCAAAAATGAATGGTCTATTTGGGTGGATGCTGACGATATTATGGCAGAGGGTGGCGAGAAGGTTTTAGAAGAAGGATTGGAACAAGCGGAAAAAATAGGAGCTGAAATTGTTTGTTTTAGGTATCTAGTCGAGAACGCTGGACTAAATCCTATTCGAGAGATGGCATTGAGGAAAGGATGTGGAAGGTGGAGAAATAGAGTTCACGAAGCCCTTGAGCCAAACGATAGAAATAAGCTATTGGCGATTGATAAAGTATTTAGGATTCATCGCCCAATTACAAGCAAAGCAGATTCGGCAGATAGAAACCATCGCATACTGGCAGACGAACTAACCTCTACCCCCTTTAATCTTTACTATCAACACCAAGAGTTTTTCTTGCGTGGTCAAATCGACAAGGCGATTGAAGTTGGTGAAAGAGCCTTGGCATTCCCAGACCTAGATGAAACTCTTAAATATGAGCTTCTATGCAACCTTGGTAGATGCTCACCAAACGATAAGCGATTTAGATATTTGGGCGAGGCGATTGCGGTAAATCCTATTCGCAGAGAGGCATACTTTTATTTGATGGCCGAATACTCTGCAAGGGGCGATTGGCCGAAGGCTTGGCACTCTGGAAGGGCTTGTATGGCGATGCCGAGACCACATTTACACTATTGGAATCAAGTTCACGCAATCTATGATTGGCAAGCCCTTGATGGATACCGAATGGCTTCACTTTGCTATAACCAAAAAGAGGAAGTAGCCAAGCTAATGAATATGTATCCAAAGCCAAAGATCAGCATTATTCACGCAACTAAGGGGCGACCAAACTTGGCGTTCCAAAGAAAGATGCAGTGGCTTGCTTTGGCTAAAGACCCGTTGGCAGTTGAGTGGTTGTTTATGGTAGATCACGATGAGGCGGTTGATTATACGCCACACGATGCAAAAAGGGTGAATCCGGGTGGAATTATCAATGCTTGGAACGAGGGAGCAAAGATGGCAAAAAGCGAGGTTATTGTGCAAATGAGCGATGATTGGAGTCCACCGAGGCACTGGGATGCCCTAATTTTGAGCAGAATCGACAACCTAGAGGCCGAAAGGGTGTTGGCAGTATCAGATGGCCTCCGAACCGATAAACTGCTTTGTATGGCCATCCTAACGCAAAAGAGGTTGCGGAAGCAGGGGGGCTATATGTTCCACTCAGACTACCAAGAGTCTGACGGCATATATTCCGACAACGAGTTCACGGAAAGAGCCTATGCTGATGATTGTGTGATTGAGGCTAGGGACTTGGTGTTTAGGCACGAGAATCCTATGTTTGGCGGGGGAACGCCAGACGAACAGTTAAAGAACCACAACAAGCCAGAATTTTATGAAAAAGGCAAAGCCATCTATGAAAAACGCAAAAGCCAAAACTGGGAATCGTAAGGCTGGAATCATTCGCTTTGGCGAGACTCGACCAGTCCCCCCAATGGTCGAGGTGGATGTAAGCTATGACGAGAAAGCCGAGAAAGACTTATACAGAGCTGGGATGCTTGCATTGAAGCACGACAAGGAAGCCGTGATTGCCTATGTGATTCGCAAGGCTTTAGAGGAGAAGTTAAAATGCAAGAGATAACCATTAACGATTCATTTGGGCAAGCTCTTGCAAAACATACCAAGGGGCTTGGTATTGGCCTAGAGATAGGTGGAGGAACTGGGGATGGCTCGACTCAATGCATCCAGACAAACAAACTATTTAGCATTGAAAATCACCCAGACCGCATCGGCAGGCATTCAATGAATCTATCTGCAAGGGGAGGCGTTTCTATCGAGGGAACAGCAACCCTTGCAAAGTTATGGATGAATCAACTAGATGTGGCAGAATTTTATGGAGCAAATAAAACCAATCTTAATCAATATCCGCTAGATCAAGTTCTTGGATGGTATCACGAATGTGTTGAATTTGCTCAACCTTATAGCACCAACGCAATCGAGGATATTCATTTTAATCATAATGTAGATTTTAACTTTGTGCTGATTGATGGTTCGCCTTTTTCTGGCGAAGCTGAATTGCGTTGCGTTCGTCCTTTCTTAGCAGAAAAGGCAATCATCGCGCTAGACGATGTGAACGACATCAAGAACTTGGCAAACTATAACAAACTCAAGGGATTTGCAAAACTGTTATGGGAGGATTGGTCTGTTCGTAATGGTGCGGCCATTTTTAAGTTATGCTAACCATTTTCACAATTGTCCTCAATGGGATGCCCTTTATTGAGAAGCATCTTGCAGAATTTCAAAAGTTAAAAATACCTTGGCAGTGGAGGATTGTCGAAGGCGTAAGCGAGCCAGTAGGATGCACCCGCTGGTGCAAGCAAGTGCCCGACAAATGGCACAAGGATTTCAAGAGCATAGACGGAACACACGAATATCTTGAAAGCATCCAAGGCGGGAATGTAATTGTTTATTCTCAAGGCAAGCCCTTTAACGGAAAGCTAGAGATGATTCAGCATGCTCTTTACGGAGTGGATTCTGGAGTTGTTATGGAGGTTGATTGTGATGAAATGTGGAGGGCAGAACAGATCGAGGGAATCTATGAATGTCTAAAAGGAGCAGAGGATGGGGCAACAATGCAATTTCATTGTAACTTCTTCGTTGGAGAAAATAAGCGAGTGGTTACGAGAGAGGGTTTTGGTTCTAACTGGTATGAATGGATGAGGGCTTGGAAGTGGGGTAGGGATGTTTGCTTCACAAGCCACGAACCTCCTCGGCTCAATATTCAATCTCGCCTAGTTCCAAGAGGGGTGACTGAAACTTGGGGTCTGGTGTTCGATCACTATGCCTACGCAATTCAGAAGCAAGTGGAGTTTAAGGAAGATTTTTATGGATATAAGGGGCTGGTGGATGGCTGGAAAGAATTGCAAAAGACAATCGGCCCGGTTCGATTGAGCGAATACTTTCCTCACCTACACGATAAAAGCGTGGCTGACGATGCCTAAAACAATCAAATACTCGCAAAGAATGGGCGACATCATTCGTTGCCTACCAGCTTGCAAATATCTAGCAGATCAAGGCCACGAGGTATTCTTTGATTGCTTACCCCAATACCACGGCATCTTCGAGATGGTTTCCTATGCGAAGGTTGGCAACAAGGGCGATGTTATAGACCTTGAGATTTGGCCTAATAAATATCAAGAATATCGTTTCTCTGGCAAGACTTGGACAGAGTTTGTATATGCTAACCCAGACATCAGCAAGGCTGACCCAAAGGATATTATTTTCGACAAGCTAGACGACAAGCCAGCCAAAGGATTACCAGTAACTTACAATATGGTCGCCCCATTTGGAATAAGCCAAGGCCATAGGCGAGACCCATTACAAATTATTGTTGAGGCCAGAAAGAAATGTGGTGCAGAAAACTTTTTTGTGCTTTGCCAAGCGGGAACAGAGATTAAGGGGTTGAAAACCTATACAGCTCCAAGTATTCCAGAAATGGCTAGGGCAATCCGAGGGGCTAACGAGTTTTGGTCAATAGATAGTGGACAAATGGCAATAGCGGCTGGGGTTAGAAAGGACAAGAAAGTTGTTTATTTCCCACAAACAAACGAACCATTTGATAGGGACAATATCTTTATCTGGGACACCGTAGAGCTAAATTGACATAAGAGGTGGGTTTATGGCGGGGACTATCGACACCACTTATTTTTCCAACGATCTTACCTATATGATCGGAGACCTATACACGGTTGTTACCGGGCTAGGTTCAACCGCTGTATCTGCTTCTATCACCGATCTTACCTATGCCTCGGAATTGGATATTGGGGGTGAGACCATTAAGGCAACCCAAAGCCTAACCGTAAAGGCATCGGCTATTTCCGCACCAGTAACTATTGGTGCTTTAATCACGGTAGGCACGGCAGAGAGAATGATTGCATCCTACCAACAAAGTTCGGACGGCGTTAGCTACACAATCGAGATAGCTGACCCAACAACCTAATGACCTCCATAGAGAGGCAGTTGGAAGAAAGCCTCGCAACCGCCTTAGCTGGCGTTTCTGGGGTTAATATCTACAAAAGCGACACAAAGGGGGCTAGGTTACTGCCCAACATTGTCATTCAATGCTCAATAGGTTCAGAAGAAATTATTCCCTATTCTGGCGTGTTTCGTTGCCCAACCACAATTACCTATGCGACAAGGGCAGACACAACGACTCGTACAGCTTTTGATGCCAAGTTTCAAGACATTCTGCAAGTGATGTATCAAAGCCCCAATCTGGCTAGTGTTCTAACCACGGCCACACTCAAGGTCTTTCTTGCCAATGTAACCTCAGAAAGCCCAGAAATTAAGTCAGAAAATAGGACTTGGTCAAAAAGCCTCTCTTTAGACCTTTCCTGCACAAGCATATGATTACCCCCCAGTTTAAGATTGAGGACGCTCTGGCAAGCCTTTTAACGCCAATTTCGGGGCTTAATGTGCTTACTTCCAATAGGACTGGGACAAGATTGTTCCCCTATGCAACAATCAAGGCATCTCTTGGGAAGCAATATATTGTGCCTTATTCTGGGGTTTTTGAAATATCTGTTGAAATTAACTATTCAGATTCAGCGGCCAAGACTACTCAAGCCTTATTCGATGCTACTTATTACGATATTTTTGCGGCTTTATATTCCAACAATAATACTCTAGTAACAAAGGTTCAAGACAATGTGGTTGATTTGAAGGTATTTATGGGCAGAATTACAAGCCAAAGCCCCACAATACGAGCAAATAAAAGGGCTTGGCAAAGGAGCTTAACCCTTTCGTTTATAGTTACACCAAACGCAACGGCTGATGGATTGCGAGATTACGACTTTTCAGAAGCTCTTAACAGCTTCTATGTTGGCACAATTTAACAAGGATATTGAGTTATGGCACTTTCCATTTTAGATGGCAATCAGACAGCAACAACCCTAGCAACCACAGTATTGAGTGGCGCACATTATCCTAATCACATTATTGCAAGCGGCGTGGTAACGGCCAATATTTTTGGTCAAGATGGAAATGGATTTCCTGCTAGTTTTGAAGTTGGAATAAATGGTGGCGATAATGTAGCAAATGCAATTCCAATAGGATTTAATAGCACTAATTTTACGGCTGTTGGCTCTAATAGCCCGCTCCCCGTTCAAGGTGCAGTTACTATAAGCTCTGTTCCAAATGGAACACTAACCACTCGATTTGGTTCTGTTACCACTGCCAACACAGCCTTTGCAACCACGGCGGTTACAAATACTTCAAGAAAGTATTTGATGATTCAAAATATAGCTTCAACAGTTATTACGGCTGGAATAGGATTTACGCCAACAACAACGCAAGGCATTCAGCTTGTTGCTGGCGCAACAATAACTTATGATGGAAATTACATTCCAACTGGTGCGGTTCGCATTTTGTCCTCTGTTACTGCGTCTAACTTTACTGTTTTAGAGGCTTAATTGGGCTGTTATGCCACTTCTTTTGCTGATGGCCTTTTTGTGTTCTTGCTCGTCAAATAACACAAATAACAATTCCCTGCCACGCTATTCGGATATGTCGGCGGCTGAAGAGGCAGGAAAAGTTAAAAGCGAATGAGTGCCACGGATGATAAGGATACCCCTAGCTGGCGTGACTTTATGGCAAGCCTTAAATTCTTGGAGGCCGAGGGCTACATAGAGATATTTTATAACGACAAGGGTGAGCAGATGGTTAGGATTGCCCCCGGTGCAGAGCGAGCCACGCTATGAGTGCAGACCAAGTTGCTGAACTACAAGAACGCTTATCTACTGTCCGAGAGGCCATCGCAAGAATAGAAGAAAGACAGCAAAATATAATCTCGGTTTTAGAGCGTCACACAAGCGAACTTGCTCAATGGACAAATAAAATTAACACCAAGGTAGATACCCTAGAAAGGGATGCTCACACCATCAAAACAAAGCTATGGCTAGTTGCCCTAATTTCTGGGGCAGTATTCTCTACAATCTGGGAGCTAATTAAAGTGCGAGTGCTTTCCAGATAATTTGACACAAAGGAATATCAAATGGCCGCTACAAGTATTGGACTTTCCTCCGTTGCCTTCGGACTCGCCGCTGAAACTGGCGTTGTTATTCAAAGCTTTTCACTTACACAAACCGCAGAAACAGCCGAAGTTTCCAAACACGACGGAACTCATTCTGCCGTTGCCTTTTCTGGTTTCAAAAGGAATGTAAGTCTTTCTGGTAATTGTAGCGCAGTGGTTGGTGCTGGTGGGATTGGTCAGACTCTTGCGCTAACAGGCAATACAGCCGCTGTATCTAGCGGAACTTACTATGTGACTGATGTTTCTTTCTCGCAAGCCGCCGACGGATTCGCTAGTTTTGATTTATCTGCAACTGCATATTCTGGATTAGGAACTTAATATGGCCGCTACAATCATCGGGAATAGCACAGACCTAGCCTTTGGAATTACATCTGCACAGACCGGGATGGTGATTCAATCCATCTCTTCTTCTGCCTCCGCTGATGCAGTTGAGCTGAAAAACAAGGGTGGCGATGTGACGGCAGTTGTGTTCCGCAACAAGAAAGTTACCTATTCAGTTGAGGGTGCATATACAACTTTCAGTGGTAGCGTTGGTGCTACAATCACTGTATCTAACGGAAGCAACTACGATCTCTCTGGTGCGGCCTATATAACAGAAACTTCTAGGAATCGTAGTGCAGATAACTTTGAGACTGTATCTTTTACGGCAGTTCGATACGATGGTATAAGTTAGTTTTAATCAAGAAATCCTTATGCAAGAAAAAATCCTTTATACTCGCAACATTAAACTAGCCTCGGTTCTTGCCACATTTGGCATTCCATTTAGAGAGAAAGAGCCAATGGCCGTTATAGAGGACGCAGACGATGGCAATAGGCGAAGCGTCACATTTTTCTTTAATGACCTTCCTAATGGCCTTGGTGGTCGAATTGTAGATTTATGGGAAAAGGGTTGGACAGCAATTACAAACCACGATGACCCCCTAGCTTATTGCAGAGCCGTGCTAGAGAACAGAGAGCGTCTTTTGGACGCTATGAACAATGCTACCCCCCTAGTGAAAAAACAGTTTGGGAAAGCTACTTTGCTTGTTAGCAAAAACGCATCCCCAGAACTACGAAAGAAATTGAGCAAATACTTATGAACCTAGACCTACAAAAAGATGAGGAGATTCTTAACAAGGCACTCGATAAATCCTTTGTCATAAACGAGAGAATGTTTAAGGGAAATAAGGTTGGTAAATTTACCCTTGGCACACGAATTGTTATGAATCAAATTCGTGAGGATGCAGACACCACAGAGTTTTTTATTTGGTCTAGCCTATACTGCTTAACTCATCCAAGATCGGAGCTAGTAAAACTGGCTTGGGATAAGGCCAAGTTTAGGGAAACTGTTTTGAATTGGTCTGATGAATTTAATGAATCTGATTTTATTGAGGGAGTCAAGATTGTAGATGAAATCTTCTCTGAAATCTCAGAGGCTCGTGTTAAGACTAGCGGAGGGAACGACTCCCCAAAATAGTTCAGCCAGCCGGGATTGCTTCGTCCGTCTGGCTATTTGCAAAGGAGTTTGGGTGGACAGCAGAGCAAGTAATTTGGGAGATGGCAGAGGTGCAACTTGTTCAGCTAGAACACGCTATGCTTGTTAATCGTGGAATTGATGTTAGAAGGCACAACTCCAATGCAGTTAATGTAATTGATGATATTCTTGACGAAAAATAACAAGTATGGCCTTATCATTAAATCATCTTCTCGCATTAGATTGGAAAACTTGGGCGTCTAAAAATAGCACGATAGACGCATTACCTATTAGCATTTTTGCTTTTAGCGATAATGTAACCACTCAAAACAAAACTCTTTGGGATGGCCTACCAGTAGCCTTTTCTTTTCCATCATCGGCCACCACAATGTCTATGGTTAGCACGGCAACCTATGATGTTAATGCAGTTGTGGCGATCAATGGTCTCGATTCAAATTGGAATCAAATAAACGAATCTGTTACTCTTAATGGGACTACACCAGTTGCAACAACCAATTCATTTTTAAGAATAAATGGTATGACTATGACCGCACCGGGTTCTGGTCAAACATCCAACTCTGGAATTATTACAGCCAAAAGCAGTGCTGTAACATATTCTCAAATTAACGCAACGATTGGGAAAACGCAGACTGGTGTATATACTGTTCCAAGTGGATTTACATTTTATGTATATTCTGTAAATTGTTTCAGCGGTGATGCTGGCACATCAAATTATGTCACATTTAATGTAAAGGTAACACCAAACGCATCCTCAACGCCAACAACATATACTCTTTTGCAGACCACTTGGCTTGAAAATTTTGTTGTTCAAAGGCTTGTGCCTCAAATCCAATTACAAAAATCAGATATTCAATGGCAATTTAAGGTGAATAGTGGGACTCAAACCGTTAGCCTTATTGTGCAGGGCTATTTGATAGCAAATAATTAAGTTATGGGACTTACGGTATTTAAGCTGGATACCAAAGATTTCAATAGAACTATCGACAGATACGTTTCCGAAAGGAACGTGGACTTTGTAAAAGAAGCCAATCGCAGGGCGGCCAATATAATAATGAATGCGATGAAATATACCAAAAGAACAAATCCAGCCAGAGTTGTTGCGGAACTGGGGGCGATTGAAAAAGTTCGGTTGCTAAAAAGCGGAAAAGAAACCAAAGCCAAAAGAAATCGTGAATTTTACAAAGGAACACCAGCAGGGTTTAAGATATTTAATTGGAGAAGAAAATTTAGGCCAGAAAGTTTGCCACCAAAATTAAGAGGCGGTGGACTTGGTGGTAAAGAAATGGGAAAGCTTTACAATGGTTTTGTTAAGTCAGCAAAGCGTTCTTGTGCCTATGTTGTGGCTGGATGGATACCGGCATTAAATAGATATAAAGAACGCGGGGTTAAGGCAAATTCAGATATTAAAAGAAATCCGTCCTCAAGAACTTCTGCTGGTCA